TTTACCACCTTTAGATTTAGAAATATTAGATTTAGAAATATTACCTTTAATTAGTTTTTTAATATCTAACGCAGAAAACATATTAACAGATACTTTTTTTTTATACATAACAGAATCTCCAATTTTTTTAGAGTGTTCATAACCTTTGGGCGGTTTAATACCTTTTGGCAAACTCAAATAAACATATTCATCAACACCACTCATTTTTTTGTTATAATATATAATAATATTTTTATTTATTTATTTTATTAAAAAATAAATTAAAAATAAATAAAAAAATTTAAAAAAATGGTTTTAATTCTAATTGTTTGTCATTAGAATAAGATAATATAGGCATAGCAATTGGAACGACTAAGGTGCTTGCGTCTCTCTTATATTTCATATATCCTTCTGCTTCGCCATAAACCTGGTTTATTGAATAATCTAAAACTAATTTATTCAAAGTTTCGATTTGTTCGCGAATATTTATTGCTAAATTTTTAGAATGTTGTAAAAATATACTCCGCATTATAATTTTTAATTCATCATAATTTTGTTCACCTATAATATAATTTCCATTTGATCTTTTATATACACCAACGCGAATCGCGTTTTGTATTATTTTAATATTTTGCGCACTAAAAAATGTGTCAGATAAAATAGTATTATTCCAGTTTCCTGTCATTGCATCTCTAAATGAAGTTGCCTGGTCAATTGGTATTCTATCAGACATAGAAAATCTAATATCTGTATTTGGTCCTAATATATTTACTCTTCCATTTGTGCTAGAACAATTCATTATCTATATTAATATACTTTTATATTTTATATTTTATATTTTATATTTTATATTTTATATTTTATATTTTATATTTTATATTTTATATTTTATATTTTATATTTTATATTTTATATTTTATATTATTATATAATATAAAATGAACCGTTTTCAAAAATTAGTAGTAAATATTGCAGTGTTTTCATTAATTTCATTATTAATTATAGTTGGAATTATTTTATATAGAAGCAGAAAAAATGTAACATACCCACCTGTAACGGCAAATTGCCCCGATTATTGGATTGATGATGGAACTTCAACAAATGGTTCCTTATGTAAAAATGTAAAAAATTTAGGGAAAGACTCGTGTAAAAAAGAAATGAATTTTTCTGGTTCTTTATGGTCAGGTCCAAGAGGGTTATGTAATAAATCTCGGTGGGCAAAATCGTGCGATTTAACGTGGGATGGCATTACAAGCAATAATAATATTTGTAAAATATAAAATATAAAATATAAAATATAAACCAAATTATATATATATAAACCAAATTATATATATAAACCCAATTATATATAAAAATTAATATGAAAAATATAAATTTCAATACTATATTAGATAGAAATAAAATTAAGGAAGAAATAAAAAATATTCTTATCAATTTTGAAAATAAAAAAAAGGATATTTCTTATAAAAGAGGATTATATATATATGGTTCGCCTGGTAGTGGAAAAACAGAGTTTATTATGGATTTGTTACATGAACTGAATTATGATATTATTAAATATGATACTTCGGATGTAAGAAATAAATGCGCAATAGAATCATTAACATCAGAAAATTTTTCTGATAAAAGTGTTATTAGTTTATTAAAAAAAAAAGCGAAACCAATAGCGATTGTTATGGACGAAATTGATGGTATGAATAATGGTGATAAGGGAGGTATTAATTCATTAATTAAACTTATTCGATCCAAAAAAACAAAAAAACAAAAAACGGAAGATATAACATATACACCAGTTATATGTATTAGTAATTATTATGCTGATAAAAAGTTAAAAGAATTAATCAAAGTATGTAATACAATTGAAATACAAAAACCATCATACGAACAAATACAAGAAATTATTGCTATAATTATGCCTAATATAGATAATAAATTATTATTGGAAAATATGATTAATTATATAGACGGTGATTTAAGAAAACTTAAATCTATTATTACTATTTATGAAAATAATTTTAGTATTTTAAAAAATAATCTTATTCAAAATATTTTTAAGCAAAAGTTATATAATAATGATACAAAAGAAATAACTAAAGAAATTATTTCTAATAAATATCGTATTGACCAACATATTACAAGTATGAATGAAACTGATCGAACTATTGTTGGATTATTATTACATGAAAATATTGTTGATTGTTTAGATAAATATAAAATGAACATATCTGTGCCTCTTTATTTGAAAATGTTAGATAATATATGTTTTGCCGATTATATTGACCGTATTACTTTTCAAAACCAAATATGGCAATTTAATGAAATGAGTTCATTAATAAAAACATTTCACTGTAATAAAATCTATCATGATGGAATAGAAAATATTAAAGCAAAAATGGAAATGGATATGAATGTGGATATGAATTTACATAAAAAAAAATACATACCATCTGACATACGATTTACAAAAGTATTAACTAAATACAGTACAGAATATAATAATTCATTATTTATACAAAATTTATGTCAACAATTAGGACTTGATAAAAAAGATACATTTTCTTTTTTTTTAGAATTAAGAAACACTCATACCGAAGATGAAATGTATTCCGCGTTTGATACATATGACATTAATAAATTAGATATAAATAGAATGTATCGTTATTTAGATAAAAAACTTGTTAAAGATAATATAACAAATGATGAAACTGAATTCGAAAATGAAAACAATTATTCTATAATAGAAGAAGAATAATTTTCTAAAAAGAAAATTTTATTTATTTATTAAATAAACTCATGATTACCATTATGAGATAAATAACTGTTGAAATAACTGCTATAGTTCTATTTAAATTAAGTAAAGCCCCAAGACAAACAAACCCGCCAAAAAAGAGACTAAGCATATGCGCGTTACAATGAATAATTCCTTTAATATTTTCAGGATTTGTGAATAAAGTCTGAAATGTGAATAATAAAATATATTGTATAAATTGTACAAATGATATAGTTAATGTAATTGGCCATAAAAATAATAAAAAGAATCCAGTGATTGACCATAACGCATTAGATTCAAATGCCGATATGAACGAGGTAAATAAAGTTATGATATATGATAATGGAGCAAAACCTAATGTCATTGGTGCTATAAAAAACATTTGAAGAACATTATTAGAAAATATGTTATCATTATTTTTTCCAGGAGTGAAAAAAGTTAAAAATGATTTTATAATCCTCCGATTTATAATAAAAGTATTTGCAGTTGTATCCGCGATCCAATTTTTAAATCCTTGAAAAAATCCTGGTAGAAATCCAGATTTACGCATACTATATGGCCAATTCCCTAGGTTGAACCCTTTAAATTTTATTGAATTGCGCGAACACTCAATTCCACCTCCTAATTGGTCGGGTTTAAAATAAGAAGTTTTTTCAGTTGGTAAAAAATATTCTAAATTATCATTACTTGTTAAAAAAATAAAATTAGAACCAAATATACCAATTCCTAAAGTAGTAAATAATCCAATAAAAACAAAAATAGAAAAATCTTTCCAATTATTTTCTTTTTCTTTACTATTACCTAATAATTTTTCTCTTTTTTTATCTTCTATTGAGATTGTATTTGACGTTAATGACATTATTATATATATCTATTATTTTAATTTAATATATATAATTTTAATTTAATATATATAATTTTAATTTATTATTATATATAATTTTAATTTAATATATATAATTTTAATTTATTATTATATATAATAATATATGTCTTATAAATATCATTCCGCCGAATACAAAAGGTTAAGACATAAAACACATAAAAAACATAAAACACATAAAACGCATAAAACACATAAAACGCATAAAAATAAGACATCTAAAAAAGAAAATAAAGAATCAAACAATTGTTTTACGGATTTAGACATATCAAATATATGTAAAAGTGGAAAATATACATCTTTTGATGATAGTTTGTTCTCGGAAGAATATTTACGAGAATTAGATAAAAAACCGGATTATATTAAAGACCCAGTTAAATATAAAAATTATCTAATTGAACAATTCAAAAAAATATCATCAAAAGATTTAAATTATTCAACGAAATTAACAAAAAATGATTTTTATTCGTTTGTAAATAATGAATGGATTACAGAAAAAGATAATGAACATAATTTGAAATATTATGTAGAAGTAGATAATTTTCGTATCGTTCAAGAGAAGGTATATTATAAATTAATAGATTATGTAATTAAATATATTAAGGAAAACCCTCATTCAAAAAAGGCACAAGCGATTAAAAATATGTATGAGTGTATTAAAAACAATACAATATCATCATTAATAAAACACGCATCTAGACAATTAAATGAAGTAACTACATTTATTGAAAATAATGATATGTATGGTTTATTGGCGGATATAAATAAAGAAGAAATACTTTCATGGGGAGCACCAATTAGATGGTCTTTACTGCCAGATGAAAAGAATGTCAAAAAATATATCAGTCATTTATCTACACCAGAACTAAGTATTTATGATTATATGATTTATATTGATAACTCACACGATGATAAGGAAACTAAACAATATAAAAAATTTGTCAAAGATAAATTTATGGTATATATTAATGAAGTTTTTACAGCATGTACTGGTAAAAAAAATCACGGATTTAATCCACAAGATATTTGGGATGTTGAATATGATATATTAGTATCAATGGGATGTGATATATTTAAAAAAGATGACCCGAATAGTTATAATATTGTTTACGCAAATGAAATGGAAACAAAGTTTGGATTTGATTGGAACCGATTTACAAAATTATTAGGATATAAGAACCCACCCAAAAAAATAATTGTATCCAGTATAAACGCATTAAAATGTTTAACTGAGTTATTAAAAAATAATTGGAATACACAAAAATGGAAAACATATTGGTTATATATTCAATACCGACAGATGATAAGATTAGAACCATCATTAACTATTCATTTTGATTTTTATAAAAAAACATTGGAAGGATCATCGGTTGCAATGCCTAGTACAATTTATCCAATATTTATTTTATCATTAACATTTAATACATTTTTATCCGAACAATATGAAAAATATAATGAAAATCATTTATATAAAAACTATATTGAACATTTAGTTCATGAATTAAGATATTTATTTATTAGAAAATTAGAAAGGAATACATGGCTTTCACCAAAGACAAAAGCATCCGCAATAAACAAATTAAAAAAATTAGAAATTTTTGTAGGTAATGCAGGCGCATTACGCGAAGACCCGATTCTTGATTATAAAAACGATGACCCGTGGTATAATGTGCGACTAATTAGCAAGTGGAAGCACGAACAATTTATTAAATTAGAAGGAAAACCTATTATTGATATACCTGAAATTGATTGGAATAATTTCAAATTGGTTGGAACCCAAAATTATATGGTAAATGCGTATTATCGTCCAACTAGTAATTCTATTTATGTTCCTTTAGCATATTTACAAGCACCCTTTATTGATTTAAAAGAAAGAGGATTAGAGTATAATTTAGCGTTTATTGGTTATACGATTGGTCATGAATTATCACATTCACTTGATGATATGGGTAGCAATTATGATGCGGATGGAAATTTAAATAATTGGTGGAATGATATTGATAGAAAAAAATTTAAAAAGAAAATGAAAGATGTAGTCAACCAATATGAATTATATGCAAAACGTGATGGAATTATTTTTGACGCTCAATTAGGAGTGGGCGAAGATTTAGCAGATATTAATGGTATTTCTTTAGTTGAAGAATATTTATTAGAATTTAATAAAAGCAATAATATTTTAAACCGAATTAATAAAATTTCATTTGAAGGATTTTATATTTATTTAGCAATTCAAGGAAAGCAAATGATTAATAAAAAGGCATTAAAATCTCAATTAAAAATGAATCCACATCCTTTAGAAAAATATAGATGTAATGCTCCATTGGGGAGATTAGAAATATTCAAAACTATTTTTAATATAAAAAAAGGGGATAATATGTGGTGGCATAATAATGATACTATATGGTAAATTACATAATTCGTAATTTTACATTTAGGAATTATATTTATAATTTAGGAAATTTATTTATAATTTAGGAAATTTATTTATAATTTAGGAAATTTATTTATAATTTAGGAAATTTATTTATAATTTAGGAAATTTATTTATAATTTAGGAA